TCCGGCGTGATGTCCGACTTGTTCCAGTCGAAGAACACGATGAACGGACCGGCCGGGATCGGCGGCGGCGGCGGCGTGGGGGCCGGCTCAGGCGGCAGCGGCGCGGGGGCCGGGGCCGGCTCGACCGGCGGCGGCGGCGGAGGCGTCGGCTCGCCGAAGTTGAACACCAGGCTGGCGAGCAACGAATGCGAACGGAAGCGACCATTGACCGACTGGCCGTTGGCTGCCGTCATCTTCAGGTCGTCGACGTTGAAGAAACGATACTTCAGGCCAAGGTCGACGCTGTCGGTGACCGGGTAACGCACGCCGGCGATCGCCTGCCACGCGAAGCGCGTGTCGGCATCGTCGAGCAGCGTCGTGCCGCCGTTGAAGCGATAATTGTCCGCCTTGACGCGGGCGATACCCGCACCACCGCCGACATAGCCGTTCAGGCCGTCATTGGCGCCGAAGTCCAGCAGGCCGTTGACCATGAAGCTGAGCGCGCTGGTCGAACCGGAATACTTGTTCTCGTAGCGGCCGGCCGGAACGCCACCGAGACCGGCGATGTTCGAGGTCAGGGCTTCGTTTTCGGCGCGCTTGTAGCCGACTTCGCCTTCGATGCGGATCGGACCGAAGTCGTAACCGATGATGCCGTCGACGTCATAACCATATTCATGGTCGACCTTCAGCCCGTTATTGACTGCGCCGACGTCGAAATCGGAATCTTCGACGAGCAGCCCGCCGCCTTCAACGCCCACATACCAGGCGTTGTCACGTGCCATGGCCGGCGCTGCGAGCGCCGTCGTAGCAAGCGCGACCATGATGGTCAGCTTACGCATATAAATCCCCTTTCGTTCGGTCCCGGAAGGAACCCGCGGTTACCTAACTAAACCGACCCCCCCACGCAAGCGTATCGGGCTCGGAAGCGTTGCATAAAGGCCACGTGGGCTTCAACAGCGCCACGCTTCCGATTTGCAGACGCAGCCCTTAACACAGCAACCGCCTCGCGGTTTCGCGACCTCCGAAAAAAAACGACTACGTGGTAATTAGGCCATGGTTTCGCAGGGCGTTTAGCACCGCGGACAGGGCGGTTCGCGCCTCATTGTCGATCGTCGCGCCACCGGTCGGCGCGGCGATTGCGGGCTGTCGTGTGCCCACCACCTGCACCCCGTCGCATGCGATCCCCGCCGTCGGCCACGGCCCGATCGTCCACGCCGTGCCGGTCCAGCGTGCATGGACGCCACGGTCGGCGACCCATATCGCCATCCCGGCCACAGGCCTGGCGAACCGCCAGCCGCCATCGGTCCACGTCGCCAGCAGCCCGCTCTTCCCCGCCCATGCGCCGTCCGCGCCGGCCGCCACGATCCATGTCGCGCCGATCGCGGGTGCCCCCGGCGGCACCGCCAGAAGCATCGTTTCCACCGCCGGGTGCAGCAGCATGTCGATGCAGGCAAGCGCCTCGTTATGCGTGATTTCCTTCTGTGCCTGTCCTGCCACCAGCCGTGGCATTTCGAACCGTCCCGTGCCGTCCATTCCGTCTTACCCCCTCTTTTCCGTCATGGCAGGACCGTCGCCGTCGTCGCCGGCGACATCGCCAGCACACCCGCCTGCGCCACCGCGAAGGTCAGCGGTGCGGCCGGATCGCGGCCGTCCGCCCGCTGCAAAGCCGCCGGATAGCGCCATTCGGGCACCGTCAATTCCAGCGTCCGCCCGCCGACGGTCAGCCGATATTGCTCCGCTTCCTCGCCCAGCGGCGCATCGACGCCGTCGATCCAGTCCCATCCGGTCCGGCTGCGCCGCGTCCAGCGGAGCAGGATCGCGCCGTCGCTCTCCCGCGTCGCCCGCAAATGCACCGGCGCTGGCGGCCGCAACGCCCGGCCGCTGACGGCAAGGGTCGTGGACACCGGCACCGCGTCGCCGATCCCGGCCGCCTGTACCGTCAAGGTCGACCCGATCGCCGCCGCCGGCGACGTCATCGCCGCCAGCCGTTCGGGATCGATCAGGACGAAATCCTCGTCCGCGCGGTGCAGGCCGACCACCGCCTCCGTTCCCCATCGCCCGCGCAGCAGCCGCCCGATCCGGAAACGCGCGATGCCGATCTGCTCGGCCCGCCCGAACTGGATCAGCTCCTGCCCGATCAGCGCGAGGTTCGCGCCGGCCAGCAACGCCGCGTCCGAACAGCCGGTCAGCAGCATCGCATCGTTCAGCAACCGGATCTCGGCGACCGTCGCATCGTCGAACAATGCGGTGCCGGCAGCCGGCATCGCCGGCACCACCCGGCCGATCGTCGCCGCCGGTGCGGTCCGCCCGACCGGCTGCCAGCTTGCCCCCCCGTCGCGGCTGGCGTCCAGCGCCGCCTGCCGCCACGCCGGCGACGTCCCCGCCGCCGCGATCGCGATCCGGACATTGCCCTCCGCCGTCACGCCGTCGCCGGGCGGCTCGAACGCGATCAGCGTCGTGGCGCCATGCGGCCGGTCGCGTTCGGCCAGCACCCGCCCCGCGCTCGCCGCGACCAGCGGGACCGTGTCGATCGCATCGCTGCCCACCAGCCGCAGCTCGACCACCATCCGGTCCAGCGTCGCGCTCGCCACCGTCCAGCCCTCGACGCTGTCGGCCAGCCGCACCGCCTGTCCCGGCAGCACCGCCAGCCGCCGCCATGGCAAGCGGATGGTGGCGCTGCGCCGCGCCGCCCATTCCGCCGCCAGCCGCCGCTCCGCCATCGCCTTCGCGGTCCCGGCCGGCAGCACCGCCGGCAGTTCCAGCACCGCCACGCGCCGCCCCGGCCCGTCGCGGCGCGCGCGCTGCAATCCCGCTTGATAGTCGCGGTCGACGTCATAATAGCTGATCGAGACCTCGTCCGGCACCGTCCCGGCCGCGCGGCGCGTCCGTTCCTGCCGCACGCCGCCGCTGCCGCCCGTCGCCGCCCCCAATTCGGTTTCCGCGAACAGGATCGCCGCCCCGCTCCCGTCGCGCAGCGTCAGGCGTCCGTCCGCCTCGACCAGACTGGCCGACATCGTCTCCGCCAGCATCTCGATCGCGCCGCGCACGCTGTCGCCGGTCGCCGCATAGCCGGTCAGCAGCGTCGTCGTCGCATCCGCCACGTCACCGCCCGATACATCCGCCGCGATCGCCCCCGGCGTCACCGGGCCATCATCCGCCACCATCTCGAACCGCAGCGAGGGGATGCGATTGCCATAGGCCGCAAGCTGCATTGCCTCGAACACCACATAGGCGGTTCCGCGATAGGCTGGCGCCGATGCCCCCTCCACCGCCGCGATCAGCGGATCGATCGCCTGATCCTCCCCGCCGTCATGAAAGCGGAAACCCGTCGGCGTCTTCCAGTCGCCCGCCGCCCCGCGCAGCAGCATCCCGTCCGCCCAGATCCGCCCGATCGACCGCACCCGCCGCGCCGACAGCGCCACCGCGAAGGACGCGGAATAGCTGTAGCGCGTCGTCGACGCCTGTCCCTTGCCGCCGCTCCGATGCGACGTCTCCTTCAGGTCGGTCGCCCAGATCACCGTCCCCGCCACGCGCATCCGCCCGAACAGGCGCGGGATCGCGCTGCCATAGCTCGACGTCTGGACCGACAGGTCGCCCAGCCGCGGACCCTGCCGCGCCGTCCCGAACAGGCTGCCATCGATCCGCTGCCCGATCAGCGCGCCGATCGCCCCGCCCACCGGCCCGCCGACCAGCGTCCCCACCGTCGTCAGCACCAAGGTCGCCATCGCCTGTCCCTTCCCCGAACGCCCATTGGCCCAGCACCGGCCAGGGCACCGCCCCCGGCACCTCCACCACCTGCCCGATCCCGGCATCGGCATGGACGAAGCCGTCATCCGTCCGCAGCAGCAGATGAAACTGCGCCGGCCCCGCTTCCGCCAGCAGCACGTCGCCCGCCTGCGCCACCGCGATCTGCCGCAGCCCCGCCTGGTCGATCGTCGTGAGGATCGTCGCCGCCGTCCCGCCGCGCAGCGCATAGCGACAGGGTACGCGCTCCAAAGGCACCGCCCCCGCCACCGCGATCAGCCCGACACAGTCCAGCCCGAATGCAGGATCGCGCCCCTGCGGCCGGAACCGCACACCGATGCAGGCGCGCGCCCGCGCCACCGCCGCGTCGCGCATCTCATTCCCCCGGATAGCGGGTGAGCAGATCATTGCCCGGCAGATGCGGCTCGCCCCGGAAATGCACGGCATTGCCGAACCGCGCCGCGCAGGTCGCCAGCCTCCGGTCGCACCCCTCGGTCAGTTCCACCCGCTCGCCCGCCGCCACCGGCCAGCGCGGCGGATCGCGCAGCGTCACCGTCGCCCCGTCCGAGCGCAGGACGCCGATCGCCAGCCCCGATCCGGCCCCGTCCAGCCAGCGCGTGCGCCCGCCGCCCCAGCCATTCGCCACCGGCTCCATGCCGTCCAGCATCAGGGTGCGCGCATCGACGATGCGCAGGATCCGCGCGATCCGCACCCGCCCCGCCATATCGACCCGGCAGCGCGCATCGCCCAGCGCCGCCCGGCATTCGGGCGAGGTCCGCTCGACCACCGGCCGCTCCAGCAACGCGGTCGGTCCGCGCAACTCCGCCACGAACCCGCCGTCGCGCTGGTCGACATCGCCGATCTCGCCCCGCGCCAGCGGCACCGCCACGCCGTCCGGATCGCTCCAGTCCACCGCGAACAGCCGCACCGCCGCCCCGTCCCAGCGCCCCGCCGCCAGATCGCCCGCGCTGATCCGGTCGTCGGTCAGCGCGCCGCTGACGTCCAGCGACGCTACCGCGAAGCCCGTGCTGCGCGTCACCGCCGACGGCACCATTCCCGGCGCCGCGGCATAGACCAGCCCGGCCACCACCAGATCGCGATCATGGCTGGTGAAACCCAGGCTCACCCCGTCGCGCCGGTCGAGCCGCCAGCAAAAGGCCATGCGCGTCAGTTCCGGCGCCAGCCAGTCCGCCGCCGCCGCGCTCATGCCTCGCGCACCTCGATCAGCGGCACCGACGCGATCTCACCCGCCGCGAAGGTCGCCCGCGCTATCTCCAGCCGGTCCTCGGCGAAGCGCACCGGCACGTCGAAGCGATAGCCCGCGCTCACCGCCACCCCGGCGGCGGGCGCGGTCGCGAACAGCACCACCCCGCCCGGTGCCAGCGTCCAGCCGCCCACCTTCGCCACCCCGTCCAGCCCGATCCGCACGCTCCCGGCCACCGGCCGCGTGATCCGCCGCGTCACGTCGCCCGCGCCATAGGTCTTGATGAGCGGGAAACGCGTCGCCACCCCGTCGCCCGTCCCGATCCGCTGGTCGGCGAAGCCGGGCGCGTCGGTCATGCCCGCCGAACTATCCTCGAACGGATCGCGCAACCGGAAACCCTGCGCCGCCCCGCGCCGCGCGCGGAAGAAGGCAATCAGCGCCTGCGCGTCCGCTTCCGATCGCACGCCCGGCCCGGCATCATAATGCAGCCGCGCGTCCGCCCAGTCGGCATTGCGCTGCTCATGTCCCGCCGCGCTCGTCACGATCGCGGTCGAAAAGGCCGGGGCGACACGCACCTGCCGGCCCAGCGCGATCGGGAAATCCACATCGTCGAACGGCGTCATCGCCTCTCCTTCCGCATCCCAATGGACGAAGCCGTCGCGCGCCACCTGCGGCAGCGCCCAGAGGAAGGTCTCCGCCACCCCCCGCGCCCGCGCCACCGCAGCCGCCGCGTCGATCGCGCGCCACTGCGCACGGTCCGCGCGGTCCAGCACGAAGCCCGAAAAATAATGCTGCTCCGCCGCCGGATAGCCCAGCCGCGCACCCATCGCCGCCACGCCGCGCGCGCTCGCGCCGGCATTGCCGGCCGTCACCCAGTCATAATCCTCCAGTTGCAGCACATCGAAGGCCGGCCTCGCCCAGCCGACCGGGACATTGGCGCGCCGGAGCTCGGGCGCGTCCTGATCCAGCACGGTCGGCAGATAGACCAGCAACGCCACCCGGCATCCCGGCACCGCCGCGCGCACCGCATCGCGCAGCGCCAGCGTCGACGCCGCCAGCAACGCCCCCGCTTTGTCCAGCATCGCCGTCTGCGCGGCATTCAGCGCCCCCCGCACATCCGGGATCGCCACCAGCGCCTTACCCAGCGCCGCCCGCGTCGCATCGTCATACAGACAGGGGCGCCCGCCCGGTGCGATCCACCACCAGGGCTCGCCGATCTGGAACCAGGGTTCCAGCCCCGCCGCCGCCGCAATCCCCATGAACGCCGTCGCCACCGCCTGCAGATAGGCCATCGCTTCCGCATGGGCGGGCGACAACAAGGTCGATGGCGGCACCCACCCGGTCAGCGCCGGCGCGCCATCGGCATCGCGCTGCTTCCACGCCGCCGGCGCATGCGCGTCGAACAGCTCATAGCTCAGCGACAGGATCAGCCGGTAGCCCAGCGCCGCCGCCCGCGCCGCGAAATCCCGGTGCCACGCCGCGCACGGCGCGTTCAGCGCACCGCCGCCCGCATCCGCCAGCAGCCGCCCGCCTTGCCGCGCGAGCCGGAAATAATGGCTCATCCCGACATAATGATTGATGACCCCGCGATAGCCGAGCCGCAGCGCCTGCCGCAGCACCCGCTCCGGCGTCAGATGATAGGCGTCGTCATAGCCGGTCGCGATCCGCAGCCCATGCGCCGGCACCATCGCATCGCCCAGCGCCAGCACCGACCCCGCCCCGTCGCAGACGATCTCGGACAGGCTCGCCCAGCCCTCCACTGCCGCCTGCAGCGCCCCGCCCGCCGGATCATAGCCCGGCGCCACCAGCGAGACGAACATCCGGTCGACATCGCCTGCCCACACCCGGTCCGCCCCGCCGGGCAGCAGGAAGCCGCCATCCAGCGCGGCAAAGTCGATCGCCACCACCGCATCGTCGGGCGCGCCGGTCGCATAATTCCACAGCCGCACATACCAGGCGCGCGCCCGGCCCGCCGCGTCGCGCCCCTCGATCGTCAGCGTCGGCCCGTTGACCGCGTCCAGCGGCAGGATACCGCCCGACCGCCAGCGAAACCGCAACCGGCACGCCCGGAAATCGCGATCGGTGGCATAGCCGGTCAGCGGATGGTCCCATCTGTCTTCCGCCGCCCAGATCAGACCCGCCAGATCGTCGCGATTGTAGAAGACCACATCGACGCGCAGCGCATGCGGCCCCGTCGTCACCACCGCCGCCATCATCGGCCGCGGAAAATCCACCGTCCAGAAGCGCGGATCGAACCGCTTGACCGGACAGGTCTCCGTCCGCTCCGCCCCCACCCGCCAGCCCATGCCGTCCTCCCATGCGCAACAAACCCCCTCCCCCCACCGGGGGGAGGGCCGGGGAGGGGGGGCGATGGCCTGATGCAACCGCACCCCAAGCCAGGCCCCCCACCATATCTCCCGCCAATGGAACAAGGGCTACCGATCCACCTCCGCCAGCGCGCCCCGCACCGCCCGCGCCACCTGCCGCGACGACCGCGCAAGCGCCTCCGGCGCCACCCCCGCCGGCCCGTTCACGGTGATCGACACCCGCACCTCGCGCGCACCGTCTCCGGCCGCCGCCGCCAGCACCCGCCCGCTCGCGGTCGGCACGAACAACTCCGGTCCGCGCTCGCCCACGACATAGGCCGCACCCGGCGCCACCGCCCCGCCCGTCGCCCGCCCCGGCAACCCCGCCACCGCCGCTGTCAGAATGTCGGGAACCGAGCGTGCCCAGTGGTCCTGCCGCACCGCCCCCCCCAGCACCGCCGCGATCCCGCCGCGCACCGCCTCCGCCGCGATCTCGCCCAGCACGCCCAGCGCGGTCCGCTTCAGATCGTCGAAGCCCAGCTTGCCCGTCCGCACCGCGCGGGTCAGCGCCCGCTCGATCGCATGTCCGGCCTTGTCGGCATCCTGTTCCAGCGGCCCGGCAAAGGCCGCGCGCATCGCCGCCACATCGCGCGCGAAGCCGCTCGTGTCGGCGCGCACGCCGATCACCAGCCGTTCGATCTCATCCTCCATCCGGATCCCTTTCCCGCAGCGCCGCCAGTTCCGCCGCGCCCAGCGGCACGGTCCCGTCTCCCGGCGCGATCACCGCCACCAGCGCCGCCAGTTCGGCGGGGGTCGCGTTCCAGAAGCGCTCCGGCCCCCAGCCGAACAGCACCCCCGCCTGCCCCGCCATCCGCACCGCCGCGTCGGCGAAGCGCGTCATCGCCCCTGCAGGATCTGCGCGATCAGCCGGCGCAGCGCCGGCGTCACCGCCGCCAGCCCCGCCTCCAGGATCGCCTCGCCGATCCGCTCTTTGGTCAGCGCCCCGTCGCGATCGGCCACGACATGCCAGAACAGCGTCGCGATCTCGCCGAGCGACAGCTTGCCCGCCGCCGCCCGCTCGACCAGTTCGAACAGCGGGCCCAGTTCCGACTCCGCCGCAACCAGCGCCTGAAAGCTCGGCCGCAGCGTCACGGCCTGACCGTCGACGGTCAGCGCCGCCTCGCCCCGCGCCGCATTCACGACGACACCACCGCGCCGGAGGATTCCAGCGCCAGCGTATAGCTGCGCTCGCCATTATAATCGCCGGCATAGTCCAGCCGCGCCACCAGGAACCGCCCGCGCAGCCGTTCGCCGCTTTCGAAGCTCAGCTCATAATCGTCCAGCACGCCGCCCAGTGCGTTGGCCTTCAGCCGCGTCTCCGCCGCCGATCCGGTGAACACGCCCGCGCCCGCGACGGACACCGATCGCACCCCCGCCCCCGACAGCAATTCGCGCCACCCGCCCGACGCCTTGCTGGTGATGACCACCGCCTCGCCATTGATCGACAATTGCGTCGTCCGCATCCCCGCCACCGTCGCGTAAACGGGGTTCGCCGCCCCATCGCCGACCTTCAGCAGAAAGGCGCTTCCCTTCTCCACCGCCATGCCAATCTCCTAGGATAAAACAAAAAAAGCCCCCTCCCTTTCAAGGGAGGGGGTTGGGGGTGGGTGCAACAGCACCTCAAAAGCCAACCCTCGGAAAAAGCCCAAACCGTGCCTACACCGGCACCGTCCGCACGCGATATTCCACCACCCCCGTCCACAACCCGGCACCGCGCACCACCCGTGCGCGCAGGAACAGCAACCCCACGATCCGATGCCCCGGCAGCGCGACCGCCATTCCTGCGACCGCCGCTTCCGCCGCCGTCACCAGCGCCTGCAACCGCGCCGCCCGCGCCGGCTCGTCCCACAGATTGACCGACAGGCGATGTTCGCGCCCGTCCAGCCCCTTCGCGCCCCAGCCGGTCGTCACCATCTCGCCGATCGTGGCATAAGGCGGCACCGCGCCCGCCGGCGCGCCGTCGAACACGCCCGTCACGGTCGTGCCCAGCCCCGCGCGCAACGCCGCCACCAGGGCCGCCTGCACCGCCGTCGCCGCCGTGCTCATGTCCCCGCCTCCCGCACCGTCACACCGATCGTCCGCAGCCGCGCATCCTCGATCCGTCGTCGCGACAGCCCCGCCCCGACCAGCGTCACCGCCGCGTCGCCCGCCTCCACGCCGATGTCCGGAAATTCCGCGCGCATCACCGCCGCCACCCGTGCGACCGCGCCCGCCTGCCGCCGCGCCACGATCCGCGCCACCACCGTCATGGCATTTCCTCAGCATAGACGGTGATCCGGTCGCGCAGCCGCGGATCGGCCAGCACCCGCGTCACCCGCAAGTCCATCCCCACCCGCGCGATCTGGTCGTCGGCGCGGATGTCGCAGGGCCGCATCGCGATCCGCCAGCGCGCATCGCCATCGGGCACGCACCCTGCCCATACCGTCCCCACCACCGCCCCCGTGCCACCCACGCCGCCCAGCGCGTCGCGCGCCGCCATGCGCGACACCGTCACCCGCTCGCGCAGCAGCCCCGCCAGCCCGCCGCCGCTCATAGCCGCATCTGCCGATAGGGCCGCCACAAGGCCGCCACCGCCGCCGGCGGCCCGGCCTCGTCATCGCGATGCGCATAAAGATGCGCCGCCAGCCGCACGATCCCCTGCACCACCGGCGCCGGCGGCACCGCATCGAGCGCCGCGCCCAGAAAGCGTTCCGCCATCCCCTCCGCCGCCGCGACCAAGGTCGCCAGCACCGCATCCTCCGCGCCCGTCTCCAGACGCAGATAGGCCTTCACCTGATCGATCCCGACCGGCATCCCCCGCCCCTTCCCCTATGAAAATCCATCAACCCGTTCGGTTCGAGCAAGCGTCGCGCGCAGCCGAGACGCGGTGTCGAGAACCCCGCGCCCGCCCCGCTTACACCGAGAAACGCATCAGCTTGATCGCCTCGCTGTTCACCACCGCGCCGCCCACACGCTTGGTGGCGTAGAAATGAACGAAGGGCTTGTTGGTGAACGGATCGCGCAGGATCTGCGTCTCCTGCCGCTCCGCGATCAGATAGCCGATCCGGAAATTGCCGAACGCGATCGACAGCGTGTTCGCGCCGATGTCCGGCATGTCCTCAGCCTCCACCACCGGATAGCCGAGCAACGTATCCGGCCGCCCCTCGATCAGCCCCGGCTGCCACAGAAAGGCGCCGTCCGCCGTCTTCACCTTGCGGATCGTCGACAGGGTCGCGCTGTTCATCACGAAGGACGCGCCCTGCCGGTACGGACTGCGCAGCGCCTGCACCAGATCAATCAGCCGGTCCTGCGGATTGGCCCCGAACGCGCCCGCCGCACCCGACGGCACATATTGCAGCGTCCCGAACGCGCGCGCGCCGTCCGCATCCGCCGCCACCGGTTCCGACAGGAAGCCGCGCGGCCGGTTCACGCCGGTGCCGTTCACGAACGCCGCGCCCTCGGCGCGCGCGAACTCGGTCGCGATCTCGCCCGCCAGCCATTGCTCGACATCGAAGGCGGCATCGTCCAGCATCGCCTGGCTCGCCGCCGGATTGGCGTAAAGCTCGCCCATCGGCGGCGCGATCTCGGCGAAGCTCGGCGTCGCCGTCTCCGGCCGCCCGGCGGTCTCCGCCACCCAGCCGGACGGCGTCGCCCCCTTCGTCAC